TGCTTTTCCGGTTTTATACGCGCTCAATAAGTTTGTAACGCTTGCAACGTTTAGCGCGTTGTATATGTCAGAAGAATTTAACACGGTCTTGACCTTCCTCGAGTTTCCCTTTCATTACTTCCTCAGCGCGTTTCTTCATTGTTTGCTGAGCATCTGCTCCGAATCCGTGAATCGCTATTGCTGGTCTTAAAAATGGCTGAGGCGGTATGTATCTTGTCCCAAACTCTTGGTAAGTGCTATATTCAACATTACTACCGACTAACACATCCATGTCTCCGGCTTTGGTTTCGAGGGCTTGCGCTTTTTCTCCGCCTGAGTTATTCAGCCCGCCTTCTTTATCAGAACTTTTCCACATAATAGAATTTCTTAAACGTCCGCCATATTCTTTAGCTACGGGGCAAATAGCTTTAGCTTGTGATACGACCTTAATAGCACACTCAATCATACCCGCCTTAGTTCCTTCTCTAACGCCTGCTTTTGCGTCTCCGTGTTTAACGACTT